TCGTCGTAAAATAGAGACATCAGACGATTTTATGTACGAAATTAAAGAAATTCGGGATAGCAACCCCGTAAAAAGTTCTGATTTAACAGATCAGGAGCTAAAAAATGACCAAACAAGTCGATAAAGATGAAAATTTTATGAAAAATGAGTGGGGAACTCAGTTTTTATCATCAGAATATGGTTGGGAAGCAAAAATAGAGAAGCAAAAAATGCTTCGTGAGATCGCAAATGATGATTTAACTCCCAAAAAACACGATTTTTATTATCAAAATGAACTTCATGCAAAAATTCGCAATGATGACGACTACGATGACTGGGGATATGGGACTGAACCCCTTTACGAAGTCAAAAATCCCGAATAAATAAGACAGAATTATACTATTCAATGCCTCTAGAAAGGGTCAGTCAGGGATTTAAAGATATTAGTATGTCATTTCAGGTTAATCCCCTGAATAGTGACCTGATTGCTCTTAAGAATGAGTCTGCTATTTCTCGTTCTATTCGAAATATTGTATTTACAATTCCTGGAGAAAAGTTTTTTAATGAAAATTTTGGATCTAGCATCTCCAGGACACTTTTTGAGAACGTTGACGACATATCTGCATCAGTAATTGTTGATGAAATTAGACAATCCATTCAAAATTATGAGCCAAGAGTTCAATTGATTGATGTTCAAGCATACCCAGATTATGATAATAATTCTTTTGATGTGATTATAGTTTATAACATTATTGGAGCAGATGTTCCAGCACAACAACTACAATTTGTATTGCAACCAACAAGGTAAATGCCTCTAGTAAACTTTACAAATCTGGACTTCGACCAGATTAAGACAACGCTTAGAGATTATCTCAAAGCCAATTCAAACTTTACAGATTATGATTTTGAGGGGTCAAACCTTTCAACAATTCTTGATGTTCTGGCATATAATACCTATATTACTTCATATAATGCAAACATGGTTGCAAATGAGGTTTTCATTGATAGTGCAACTTTAAGAGAGAATGTAGTAGCACTTGCTAGAAACATTGGATATGTTCCCCGCTCTAAAAAGGCAGCAAGAGCGACAGTAAGTTTTTTTGTAGATTGTACAAATATTACACCAGTTCCAGTATCTTTAACTCTTAAAAAAGGTCCTGTAGCAAGCACTTCTGGAACTTTTGGTAATCAATCTTTTGTCTTTTCTATTTTAGAAGATATTACAGTTCCTGTATTTAATAATATTGCAACATTTAATGATGTTCCCATTTATGAAGGAACACTATTAACTTCTAATTTTACATATACTACAAGAAATCCAAATCAACGTTTTATTTTACCAAATTCTGGTATTGATACCAAATTAATCTCTGTAAATGTAAAAAATAATCAAGAGTCAACAATATCTGTAAAGTACAATCAACAGGATAGTTTATTTGAAATAAACAAAGAATCCGAAGTGTATTTTTTACAGGAAATAGAAGATGAAAGATATGAATTAATATTTGGCGATAACTTTTTTGGAAAAGCACTTCAAGACGGTAATTATATAGAAGTTTCTTATATTACTACAAGTGGTGATTCTGCAAATGGAGTAAGTCAATTTTCTTATTCTGGAAGAATTTCATATACAAGAAATTCTACAGAATATACAGTTACCTCTGGAATATCACTTTTAACCACTGGATTACTTGCATCAGGTGGAGAAAATATAGAATCTGTAGAGTCGATTAAAAAATATGCACCAAGAATATATTCTTCACAGAATAGAGCAGTTACTGCAAATGATTATGAAACCTTAATTCCAGCAAAGATATATGAGGAAACTGAATCTATATCTGTTTTTGGTGGAGAAGACTTAGTTCCACCACAGTATGGAAAAGTTTTTATAAGCATAAAACCTAGAAGTGGAGACTTTTTATCTAATTTAGTAAAAGAAAATATCAAACTCAAACTAAAAAAATATTCCGTTGCTGGTATTGTACCAGAAATTTTAGATCTAAAATATCTTTATATTGAAGTAGACTCCAAAATTTACTATAACACAAATATTGCTCCAAGTGCAGCATATGTTTCTAGTGTTGTACAATCAAATGCAACCAAATATTCAGAATCAACTGAATTAAATAAGTATGGTGCGAGATTTAAATATAGTAAATTTTTGAAAATCATTGATGATAGTCATGAATCAGTAACCTCCAACATTACAAAAATTCAAATAAGAAGAGACCTCAGAGTATCTATTAATAGTTTTGCTGAGTATTCTATAGGATTTGGTAACGAGTTTCATATTAATAATATGAATGGATATAACATTAAATCCACTGCATTTAAAGTAAGTGGAATTTCTCAAGATGTATATCTATCAGATATTCCAAATACAAATAGAATTACTGGATCTATTTTTCTTTTTAATGTTCCAAATGTATCATCAACTTCTCCAACAATAATTAAAAGAAATGTTGGAACTATTGATTATGTAAAAGGAATTATTACATTAAATCCGATTGCTATTACATCTGCAAAACAAAAAAATGGTCAACCAATAATTGAAATAGCAGCAACACCAAAGTCAAATGATGTTATCGGAAAACAGGATCTTTATTTGCAACTAGATATTAGTAAGAGTAATTTTGAAATGGTAGTTGATGAAATTGCATCTGGTTTAGATCCTTCAGCATCCAATTATACAGTATCATCAAGTTACACAAACGGGAATTTAGTAAGATCATAATAACATGACAGAAAAAAGAGTTCAGTTTAGCAACATTGTTAAAAATCAACTTCCTGCATATGTTAGAGAAGAGTTTCCTTTAATATCTGAATTTCTTTCTCAATATTATATTTCTCAAGAGTTTCAAGGAGCTCCAGTAGATCTTATTCAAAATATAGATCAATATGTAAAAGTAGATAATCTTACTAAAACCACAGATTATGTTTTTCTAGCATCTTCTGTTGCAGATTTTGATGAAACTATTATCGTAGATCTAGGATTAAATCCAGAGGGGACTTCTAATTTTCCAAAATCCTACGGTTTAATTCAAATTGATAATGAAATTATTACATACACAGGAGTTACTAATAATTCTTTTACTGGGTGTGTTAGGGGATTTAGTGGAATTTCATCCTATACGTCACAAAACAAACCAGATGAATTAACATTTAAATCAACAGAGTCTGCTAGTCATACTAAGGGATCAAAAATTGTAAATTTAAGTTCTCTTTTCTTAAAAGAGTTTTTATCTAAAATAAAATATCAATTGTCCCCTGGATTTGAGGATAGATCTCTTTATTCTGGTATCAATGATACTATCTTTTTAAAACAGATAAGAGATTTTTATCAAAGTAAAGGCACCGATGAATCTTTTGTCATTTTATTTAAAGTTTTATATGGAAAAGATGTAAAGATTATTAAACCAAAAGAAAATCTTTTTAGACCATCGGATGCAAATTATAGATTAACAAATGATTTAGTTGTAGAGAACATTTCTGGTAATCCTTCTGATCTCTTAAATCAAACTTTATACCAAAATGAATATGGTTCTATACCATACGCTCGCAGTCCAATAACTTATATTGAGAAAATAATTTCTGGAATTGGTAACACATATTATAAACTGAGTTTAGACTCTGGATATGATAGAGATGTTATTACTAATGGAGCTACGATTGGTAAATTTACAGTTCATCCACGAACAAAAATAATTGGATCAGTTTCTGCTGGAGTAACTGTTTTTGATGTTGATTCTACTGTAGGATTTCCAACAACTGGAGAACTTTTGATAAATTATGAGGATCAAACTACAGGAATTGTTACTTATACTTCAAAATCTCTAACACAATTTTTTGGTTGCTCTGGAGTTACCAAAACTATTTTGGATGCATCATCTATTGGAATTAATACATATGCTCAAGCACGAACACCAGATGGATCTTTAGTAAAACTGAGAGTAACTTCAGTTTTAAATTCAGTAGAAATATCCAATCCAACTAGATATTATTTCAAAAATGACACTTCGGTTATTAGAACGTTAGGAGTCAATAATCAAGATGTAGCATCAAAAAATTGGTTTTTCAATGTCCCAGTGTCATATAAAGTAAAGTCTCTTACTTTACGTGGAACGGGAGATACCTATGATATAACCACAGAAAATTCAAATATTTTTAAAATAGGGGATAAAGTAGATATAATTCTTAGTTCTGGTATAAAAGTAACTTCTACAGTCGTAGATTTAATTTCTAATAGCACTTTTACAATACAAGGTCAAGGACCAATATCTTCATCAAACAATTACATAGTTAAAAAAGTTTTACTTAAATCAAATTCTAATTATTTTTCTCAGTTATCTACAACTAATACAAATATACAAAATGTATATAAACTAAAAGAAAAGACTTTAATTTCATCTCCCTCTATTCCAAGTTATTATAATCAACCACTAAACGTAACAGATAAATCAATCGTTTTTAGTGGTACATTTAGTGGTAGTGTTTTTACAATTACACCAAACTTTGATCATGGTTTTTACACTGGCGATTGTGTTTATTATACTGGATCTTTATTTGATGAAGGAATTTATTTTGTTAAAAGGGTAGATGCAAATACAATTAGTTTAGCAAAAAGTAGAACAAATATTTTTAATCAAATATTTGTATCGGTTTCAAGTAGCACCACGGTATCCAATAATAAACTTGAATTTTTTGATTTTAAATCAAAATCATTAGTTTCTCAAAAACTTCTTAGAGAGATAGCAGATCCAATTAATGATGGTTATGTATATCAAACTAATCCAGGTTTTACTGGAATTTTATTAAATGGAGTAGAAATTTTAAATTATAAAGCAAATGAATCAATTTACTATGGAAAAATTAATTCTGTTAATGTTATTGCTCCAGGATCAAACTACGATGTAATTAATCCTCCAATCTTATCAATAACAGATTCGGTCGGAACAGGCGCAACTGGATATTGTGCAGTGCGAGGGTCTCTACAGGAAATAAGAATTATTGATCCTGGATTTGATTATTTGGATACTCCAATAATCAAAGTTACAGGTGGAAATGGTGTTGGCGCAAATGCACGCGCTAATATGAAACTTATAGAACATGAATCAGTTTTTAATTCACAATCCAATGCAAATTTAGTTGATACTAGTTTATCAACTATCGGTTTTAGTACTTATCACAAGTTTAGAAATAGTGAAAGAGTAGTTTATAAAACTGATTCACAAAGAGGAGTGGGAGGACTATCAACAGATGCTTCTTATTTTGTTTCAGTAATTGATAATTTTACTGTCAAATTGCACAAAACACTAGATGATGCTGTTTCTGGTATCAACACTGTTACGTTAACTTCTTTTGGAATTGGAAATCATAGATTAAAATCTTATTACCAAAAATCAGTTTTAGGATCTATCACTGTAGAAAATTCTGGTTCTGGATATGAGAACAAGAAGAAAACTACAACTCATGTTGGAATTAACACTGCTTTATCGGAAATACAAATAGTTAATCATGAGTATAATTCTGGAGAAACTATTGTCTATAACACAGACTATACTCCAATAAGTGGACTAACAACTAGTACACAGTATATCGTAACAAAAGTCAATGATAATTCTTTCAAATTATCTCCAGTAGGATTGGGCAGTACTAATTTTGATTTTTACTATAAAACTAAACAATATGTAAAATTAAATTCTGTTGGATTAGGAACACATGTTTTTAACTATCCAGAAATAAAGGTAGAACTTATAGGCAATGTTGGTTTATCATCAATAGGAACAAAAACATTTGACGCTGTAATACAACCTATTTTTAGGGGGCAGATTATTTCAATACATCTTACATCAAATGGTGGTGGATATGGATCTTCAGAAATTATTAATTTTTATAGGCAACCTTCTTTTACATTAAAATCAGGAAAGTCTGCACAACTCAACCCTATAGTTTCTTCTGAAGGAAAAATAATTGAAGTTTTAGTTAATAATGTCGGATCAGAATACAACTCTCCACCAACTTTAATAGTAAATGGTAATGGCGTTGGAGCTGTTGTAACTCCAGTCATAAGTAATGGTCAGTTAATATCCGTAAAAGTAATAGAAAGTGGAATTGGATATACCCTCGATTCTACATCTATAACAGTCATACCTGCTGGATCTGGTGCCGAATTTAATGCAGAGATACAAGCATGGACAATTAATCTATTTAAAAAATATTTTTCATCAATAACGTCGGATGATGGATTTGTTGTTAAAGGATTAAATAGCAATTTTGGACTTCAGTATTCTCATTTATATGCACCAAGAAAATTAAGAGAAATACTACAACCATCGGATCAAAGTGGTAACAAAGTGTATGGAAAATCTGATTTAGTAAAAATTAATAATATTGAATCAAATTCAACAAGTCATTCGCCAATAATTGGTTGGGCATATGATGGAAATCCAATCTATGGACCTTATGGATACATTACTAAGTCTGGAGGTATTGTTAGTCAATTAAAGTCTGGTTATATTGTAGAAAACAAACAAAATAGACCATCAGTAAATAATTATGAACTTGGATTTTTTGTAGAAGATTTTACATATTACAAAAAGAATGATGAAACAGTTCTTGACGAAAATAATGGAAGATTTTGTGTAACTCCAGAGTTTCCAAATGGAACTTATGCCTATTTTGCAACTTTTGAGAGTCTGGCAGATAGTAATGGTAAATTTGTAAATTATAAGCAGCCAAAGTTTCCCTATCTAATTGGCAATAATTTCAAATCAAAGCCAAATGAATTTAATTTCTTACCAAAATCAAATCAAGATGATTTTGATTTAAATACAACAGACTGGTCAAGAAATACTTATTTTTATAATTTAATAAATGATACTGCTTCTTATCCTTATTTAACTATTCCTAATCTTTTAAATCAAACTGCAGACGTAAAATTTGCATCTTCTGGTTCTATCGATTCTATAAGTATTTTAACAGGTGGTGAAAATTACAAAGTAGATGATTCAATTGTTTTTAATAACACAGATACAGAAGGTGATGGTGCAAGTGCAATTGTATCTCGTGTTGGGGGGAAATCAGTAAACTCGATAAGTGTTGCGACGAGTGCAATTACTGATGTAGAAGTTTATCCCGGTGAAATTAAAGGGGAATATATTTTTATTTCAGAATATCCACATAATTTTAAAAATAACGATATTGTCTCTATTTCTGGTCTAAGTACAACATCTTCATTAATAGAAGGATCTTATAAAGTAGGTGTATCTACTAATATTTTAGTTATTTCTGGGGTGGGAACTACCTCTGGAACTATAACAACTGGAATTGCAAGTGCGGGAATAACTGGAATAATAACTTATATTAATGTTTTTGGAAATCTTAGATATCCATTCATAAAAGAAAATGATATTTTAAATATTGGGAATGAAAAGGTAAAAGTTCTAAATGTTGATACTTTAAATTCAAGAATTAGAGTTATCAGATCTTATGATGGAACATTTGGAGTTGCACACACAGCATCAACACAACTTAAAGAAGATCCAAGAAAATTATTTGTAAATTCTGGATTTAAAACTGACTATGACTATAGAATAAACAAACAATTATA